GAAATATTTGACCGGTACTCGTGGCTCCTCGCAGAAAGTCCTGAGGATGTGCATTGTCGTCATGTTGTTTACGTAGGAAGGAGAATTAATATGTTGTGATGCGTTTCGTCATATGATTTATATCAACCGTTTTGCCCACTGGTAGGTACTTTATAATCTCACTATTGATACGGCCGAGTCCGCGAATGCGTTTTAATTTCTCTATAATGCGAATTTTATTAGTCTTAACGTAATCTAAATTGCCGAAAGCGGCATATACGGTGGTGTTAAATTCTCCACTATCAGGGGAGCAGTGTAGGTTTTTCATAGCTATCATACGTTGTTTCTTGTCAGTATGTTTACTGATACTAGTGGTAATCTTGGCAAGGGCGTCTGGCCCGTATGCACACGACACTATATCAGTCCATACTTTCCTCAACGGGTTGGACATGTTACAAGCTATGTTACACACAGCAACTTGCCTGAGATATTCATAGTAGTCGCCGGTTGTTTTGTACGTCATACCAAAGATATCAAACAGTCGTGCCGGATTGATCATCATAGTGGGTATACCAAGGTTATTTATAATTAACTTAGTTCTACAAAACTCAACTTTATGTATATTGCGGGTACTAGGTAGCATAACGGTTTCCATGTTATACTCGCGCAACGCTATCATTGCCTTGTCAATGGGTATGGGTTCATTAGTAAATATTATCGAATCGTCACCATTGACTATAACGTCGCCTGCTATGTCCAACTTTTTCAACATAGCACGAAGTATCGCGTAATTAATTAATGAATTACCTAGTGAAGTGTCCACGTCACCACTCATCCTAGTACCAGTGACTGTATATTTGATCCCGTCGCGTGTCGAACATCGATTCTTGAGTGTACGACTAGACAACCGCCTTAGCTTTGGGTTATGGTGGTAACACGACTGGTAAAAAGTATGTGTGAGTTGCAACATTGCTGTAGTTACATGCGCATCAAATGTGGCGTGGTCAGCTTCTGTATAATATTTATATTTACAACTTAATTTATACACTTTGGCACCTATATCTAAATAATTTCCTTTACCGAAGTGTATGTTTCTAGCTAACTTATCTTCTAATGCCTTTATATAAATACCATATTCTATATTAAATGTTAAATCGCGGGCCTGTATCATTCTAGGTGCTTTGTACTTACCAGTGGTTAATTTCTCTATCTTTGTGAATGGCTGTACTCGGCTACTATATCCACGGCCCTTTTCAATGCGATCAAGAGCCTGTTGATAAAGCGCTCTTTTAGAGTTGTCATCAATTCGATCGATGTACTGTTGTCTAGTGAGCTTGGTTGGATGTCTAACAAATTGTTTGAGATATTTGTAGCACTCGACAATGTTTCTAGTGCTGTAGTCACTGAGGATGGTAGATGAATGGCGATTTGTGTAGGCAGCGTAGGTGGTAATGCGACTTTGGGGGTAGTAAAAGAAGCGCGTAGACTTGAGCAAAGACGGGAAGTAATGTATAGTCCGCCAATCGTTAATCCTACCGCCATGAATCCCGTCATCATTATTTGTGTACCGCTGTACAATGTCGATTCGTGCGAGGAGCCACTCTCGTTTTCCGAGATCGACAAGGTACGATGCCAGGTCCATGGGTTCCACCACACTGTGTGGTCGAGTAATCCCTTTACGTTGCGATTATGTGCACGGATACTCAAGATGTCTGTGAGAGTCAATTGTTTTTCGTCATGCAGGTACGCAATATAGCGTTGAATGGCGCTTTCTATCACATCTACGCGGGTTTTAGGATCAAACACGTTCTGTTTTTCGAGATAATCTCGGACACTATTGCTAGCGTATGCCATCCATGTCGAATCTAGTTTTTTTCCTATCATTTGCTCACGCAGGCTATAATAGGCGAGATTTTCGAGCTGACGAGTACGTTGGGCAGCCTCTGCATTTAGTCTAGCTGTGACGGCTTCTTCTTCTAGGCGCATGCGCACAGCACGAGCTAACCTAGCTGCGATTTCTTCGGGCAGCTCTACTTCGCGTTGTGGTTGCATTGGTGGTTGGGGCTGTGGTTGTGGTCGCACCCAATTTAACCAGCCACCGGGCTGTGCCGGGGCGGGTGCATTTTGTTCGTTTTCCATGCCGATTACGGTCGGTTCCTAATTCCCGATAAGGCGGGTTCCTAGCTGTTTTCCCGGTGAACGGCGGGTTCCTGGCAAACACGACACGGGTTAGGTGTCGTGGGGTTTAGAGAATAAG